GTAGCAAGAGGTTGCGGCGTAATTATGGCGAATCGACGTAAGCGCACAAAGGGTGCGGTAACACAATCTTGAAAGGAGAAGACTTATGGCGATGAAAAAGAAAGGCTATCGTAAAGGTGGCAAGGTAAAAAGAATGAACAAGGGCGGAGCCGCAGGCGGCAAAGTAAAAAGAATGAATAAAGGTGGTGCCGCAGGTGGTAAAGTAAAAAGAATGAAAAAGGGTGGAGCCGCAGGTGGTAAGAAGCCTATGATGATGAAAAAAGGTGGTAGAGCAGGCGGTGCAAAGAAAATGACCGTGGCACAACTCCGCGCTGCTGCTAAAAAAATGGGGTACAAAGTAACTAAATCCTAATGCCTTATTTACATAGCAATATACCCTATTTTAAAGCATGGGTTCGCCGTGAATACACTCATAACCATGAAGAGTATCACGGCGAATTTTTACATGCTATGGTTGTTGGCGTTACATCAATGCCAAACAGGTGTCTTAGCTTTCAGGTTATTTTCACTGGTAGTGAAGCTGAAGGTGAAGAAGAGGATACAGTACACGGTGGAGCAATGTGGGCTAGAATGCCTATAACCGCGTTAGTTGCCGACATTCCTTTAGATGAATGGCCTGAACCAATGGAAACTTATGATGCACAGCCTTGGGATTGTGCTTCGTATAATCATGCAGTGTATGTAATAGACCGTGCTACCCCATGCCCTTGGTTGGCAAAGGTAGACGGTGAAATGCATCCTGCTAAATACCTTTTTACAGTTGATTATGCAGAGAGCGAGATAGCAGACGATCCTGCACAACACAAACAAAGTCACGTTTTACAATTACTGGACGCGGGAGAGTGGACAGGTAATATCGTAGCTTTACCAAATAACAGAGTAAGAGTAACGCACCCTGCATGGTTTCAAGCGGGAGAGGGTGCGCCTGATTTTAAACCTTCACAACATATACACTATTCAAAAAGTGATTTAGACTATACATTGGATGTAAATCGCATTTTTGATAATCTTTATAACGAGGAATAAAAATGGCTGTATCAGGATCAACAGACTTTGAATTAGATGTAGCTGAGTATGTAGAAGAAGCCTTTGAACGTTGTGGTTTAGAGGCTCGTACAGGCTACGACCTGAAAACAGCCAAAAGATCTCTTAATCTGATGCTTGCTGATTGGGCTAATCGCGGTCTAAATCAGTGGACTATAAAGCAGAGAACACAAGCATTAACAACGTCTGATGGTGAATATGACATGCTAACAGACGTTATTGATGTTCTTTCCGTTGTTGTAAGAAGGGACGGAACAGACTTTACAATGGATAGGATTAGCAGGGATACATACCTTGCTATTCCTACAAAAACCACAACAGGAAGGCCAACGCAGTTCTTTTTGGATAGACAATTAACACCGAATTTAAAAATATGGCCTTTGCCAGAAAATAGCACAGACGTTCTCGTTTACGACTGTTTAACAAGAATAGATGATGCTGATGCTCAAGTTAATACAATGGATATACCTTTTAGATTTTATCCATGTTTATCAGCAGGTTTGGCCTATTATATTGCTTTGAAACGTGCTCCAGAGCGTGTGCAGATGTTAAAAGCGGTATATGAAGAAGAAATGAGAAGAGCGATTGATGAAGATAGAGATCGTGCTTCTTTTCAAATTACACCAAGTTTAGGAAATTATCGCATTGTCTAAATTTGCAACAGGTAAATACGCTTACGGTATATCAGACCGATCTGGATTCAGATATCGGTTAAAAGATATGCGTAAAGAATGGAATGGTTTGCTTGTTGGTAGAGATGAATGGGAAGAAAAACACCCTCAATTACAACCACTTAGGGCTATTCCTGACCCTCAAGCATTAAGAGATCCAAGGCCAGAGCAGAATTTAGATGAGCAAAGAGATATACAGTATGGATACGATCCTGTTGGATTTAGAGATATACCCGGAATAACACCACCAAATAATTTAGTTGCTCAAGGAGAGGTTGGAACTGTTACGATAACCATATCAGACACAGGTAATGAATCAGCTAATCCCACGGGAGTTTCTGCAACAGGACAAGTTGGCTCTATTTCTTTTGCACCAAAGTTTGACAGTACATCCGTTACGTTAGACTCAACATCAGATACATTTGACGAGGGATAAAATATGGCAAAACAAACAGTGGGTATTGGCTCATCTGCTAACGACGGAACAGGAGATACTCTTCGTGCGGGTGCAGATAAGATTAATGATAACTTTAACGAAGTGTATGCTGCTCTTGGAAACGGCACAACTCTTACAGACATAATTGATTCAAATGGATTACTAAACGTTAGTTCTGGTGCAAACAAAATTGTCTTCTACTATGCAGCTTTGAGTGATCTTCCAAGCGCGTCAACATACCATGGCGCTGTAGCGCATGTGCATGCAACCGGGGGACTGTATTTTGCGCACGGAGGGGTGTGGATTCGACTTAATGATGAGACAACTGGCCCTGTTACTAAGTACACAGCAGGTACAAGCGGTTCATCTGCATATACTTTTACTGGTCCCGGGGCTACTGCGGGTAACAATCCAAACTTTACTTTTTACAAGGGTCACACCTATCTTATAGACAACACTGCAAATGTAAGTAGTCATCCTTTGCAAATAAGAACATCTAATGGCGGTTCTGCTTTTACTACAGGGGTTACAGAAAACTTTAACTCAACAACGGGACTAACACAATTTATCGTGCCGCATGAACCAAGTGATACATCTCTAGTATATCAATGCACAAATCATAGTGCTATGGTAGGAAACATAACAATAGTGTGATGACATGAGCTTTACATACGATCAACTTAAAACAGCTATTCAAGATTATACAGAAAATGATGAAACAACTTTTGTAAATAATCTTGCATTATTTATAAGGCAATCTGAAGAAAGAATATTAAAAAACGTACAGCTTAGTTTATTTCGTAAAAATGCCACAGCTTCTACGACTGCTAGTAATAAATATTTAGCTTGTCCCGGAGATTTTTTAGCACCGTTTTCTCTTAGTCTTGCAGGAACAGACGGAGATAAGTTTTTTATAGATTTTAAAGATCCAAGCTTTTTACAAACATATACCCCAGATTCTACGACTACGGGATCTCCAAAGTATTATGCTGTTTTTGATGTTGATAACTTTATATTAGCGCCAACTCCAAACACTACATTTACTGCAGAGCTTCATTATTTTTACCGTCCTGCAAGCTTAACTGCGGGATCAGGTAGTGGAACTACTTGGCTCAGTATAAATGCTGAATTATCGTTGTTATATGGAGCACTTGTTGAAGCTTACATTTTTATGAAGGGCGAACAAGATATGATGGAATACTACGATAAAAGGTTTACAGAATCTTTATCTGGTTTAAAAATGCTTGGAGAAGCGAAAGAAACAACAGATGAATATCGAACAGGAAAAGTAATTAGGGCAAAACAATAATGTTTAAAATTGATGTAAATGTGCCACAGCATGAACAAATTGTGGGTGTGAGGACAACAGAAAACAGGGGATTTAGCCCTGAAGAGTTGGCTGAACAATGTGTAGAAAAGATAGTTTTGGTTTCTGATACGGCTCATCCAAGTATCAGAGATCAAGCTCGTGCTTTTTCAAAGCATGTAGAAAAGCTTGTTGCATATTACATGAGGCAAGCTATTCGCAGTGACCGCACAACTGTGTATAACGCAATTAAAGATGCGGGTCATCCCCAACTGGCTGAACTTATAAGGAGACTTTAATATGGCCTTTTCTGGAAACTTTATGTGTACTTCTTTTAAGCAAGAATTGCTTGTAGGTAGTCACAATTTTACAAATGGAAGTGGTGATACATTTAAATTAGCTTTGTATGATAACAATGCTTCTTTTGATGCTTCTACCACAGCATACACTTCATCTAACGAAGTAGGTAACTCTGGCTCGTATAGCGCGGGTGGAGGGGCGTTAACAAACGTAACACCTACAACTTCTGGAACAACTGCCCTAACAGATTTTGCAGATAAGACATATACCTCTGCAACAATAACGGCTCGTGGTGCTTTGATCTACAATACTACTACAGGTGGCGGATCAGGAACTACAGATACAGTTGTTGTATTAGATTTTGGATCAAATAAGTCTTCTACTTCTGGCGACTTTCAGATTGTGTTCCCAACGGCTGACGCAAGTAGCGCGATTATTCGTATCGCGTAAGGCAGTCTACCCGTGACAAACATCACAGGTTGGGGACGTGGAGAATGGGGCGAGGGTGCTTGGAATGAAGCAGTCCCTGTTCGTGTTGGTCACACTCTCAACGGTTGGGGTGAATTAACTTGGGGTGAAACCTCTTGGGGCGGTGAGAAATCTACTCTTGCTGCAATGCAAGGTCAGGTTGGCAACGCTGTTGTTCGAGAGGATATATCTGTATCTGTTACGGGATTAGGTGCTACCGCAAGTGTTGGTAGCGTAACTGTACAAGGGAATAATAGTGTTACTCCTGTTGGTCTTGCGGCTACAGGGGGTGTTGGGCAAGTCACTCTTGTTACCGAACAGAATGTTCCGCTGACAGGATTACAAGGTCAGGGTTTTGTAGGCACTGCTACAGTTGTTCAGGGTGGTGGTGTTGATATTGTTGTTTCAGGGCTATCAACTACATCTGCGGTTGGATCTGGCACAAGTATTATAATTGGTGTGAACGTGCCGCCTACAGGCATTGCAGCCACAGGTGGTGTAGGCTCTGTCACGATCAGCGAAGGTACAGGAATTGATGTAACGCCAACGGGTATTGCAGCTACAGGTGGTGTCACCGAACCAACAATAATCGGTACAGCACCAAATGTTGCGGTGACAGGTATTGCGGCTACAGGAACTGTTGGACCTGTTACAGTATTAACATCACAGGTTGTACCAGTTTCATCAGATAACTTGATTGCAACGGCATCAGTTGGTACAGTCACGGTGGCTACGATCAGTAAAGCTAATGTAACTGGTGTTAGCACTAGCGCATTAGTTGGTTCTGTGATAGTTTACGAAACAATAGTTCCCGCACCAGGTACTTCTTGGTCAAATGTCGGTCCTAATCCAGGCAGCACATGGACAGAAGAAACACCAAACCCAGGGACAACTTGGACAACGATAGGCGAAGCAGCGTAAAGGTAAGGAAATATGGCAACCTATACAACAAACAGCGGCATCAAGAAGATTGCCACAGGTGACGAATCTGGAACATGGGGTACGTCAACCAATACAAACTTCGATATTATTGACCGTATTGCGGCGGGTGTTGGAGACATTACACTCTCAGGGACAACGCATACACTAACCACATCAGATGGATCTGCCTCAGATGGACAGTATCATGTTTTGCTTTTAGGTGGTTCACCTTCTGGGACAAATACCATAACGGTATCTCCCAATGACGCAAAGCGTATGTATTTTGTTAAGAATAACTCAGGTCAGTCTGCTATATTCTCACAAGGAGCAGGTGCAAATGTTACAGTAGCAAACGGCGCATCAGCTATAATCTACTGTGACGGTGCAGGATCTGGTGCGGCGGT